GTTGGTTTCTAAAAATTCTAGAACCTTTCTTTGCTCTTCTAAGTTGGTATTTGGAAACTCAGTAATGTAGGACATCAATTCAAAATTTGATAATAGGTTGTTGTATTTAGTTTCTCTTCCTTTTAGAAATTTCTCAGACTGTTCGGAACCACGATCACTGTAGCGACTCTCTAAGGTAGATTGAGGAGCAGTTAGATATACAATCTGTAGATCTGTATTTGGGAGTCCCATAATAACTTCTAAGAAAGACTGATTAAACAATCGATCACCCTCAAAGATAATGTTGCTTTGAGTAGACTTTAAGAACTCAACAGCATTCGGTTGAACTGCCATAGACAGACGATCAGTTCCAGCAAAGACTTCTCCTTCCTCATACTTACCAAAGATGTAACAATCCTTAGATTTTGAGTACATACAGGATAAAAGTTTCACTGGTTCAACCATCTCCCAGTCATCAATCGTAGCAATGAAGTTGCGCATCAGGGTTGTTTTACCTGTTCCTGGCACACCACCAATAGCAATTATCTTCCTCATTTATCATGCCTCACATTTTCTTTATCTACTAGATCAGATACTACATGAACTATACGAACATCAGGAACAATCCCTCGTATCGCTTCAATCTGAATTTCATCATCTTCAAAATGAACTCCATGTTCAATACCAGAATCTATCATATCTTTAATCACTCTACCCTTATGTATGCCCGAAGACACTCTTGACTTTTCGTCAAAGGGTAGAGGATTGAACATAACAGAATTTTTGATACCTTTAGATTCAAGCATCCTAATCGTTTCTGGTTTTTCTTCTATACTGCGACCAGTGACAATAATATCGTCTTTGCCTGGATACAGACCATCATACTCGCCCAGATAGATTACACCATCGATGTCATAAGTATTGATCATTTGTAAGTGTTATATGCTGTGAGTTTTGATTTGTCACGAGCAGCAAATGCACCGCATTCTGCTTTCGCATCAGAGTATTGCATTTGTTCTGGTGGAGTCTTTTGAGTCCAAGCAGAAGGTCCACGAAGAGCACCTACGATACCCATTTCACGAGCAACCTTTAGATAACGAATAGCATCAATCACAACACCAGCAGAGTTTTCGGAGTCTTGAACAGACAACTTAGCATCAATCGTAATAGGTGCATCGCCAAATCCACGCAAACGAAGATTTAGATATGCTACTTTGTTATCCTTTAAATAAGGAATAAAGGTTGAAGGACCAGCGAACAATGCTTCATCGTCAACAGGAATACCACGGATATCGTTTTGAGCACGAATCACATTTTCCTTAGACTTCTTCTTAGATGCGAGACGACTTTGAACCATCATGTTATTAAAGTCAGTATTACCACCGATATTCAACTGCTGATGAAAGTCAACAACTGCTCCTCTATCAAATGCGAGTTCTTGCAGAACTTGAGAAAGAATTGAAGCACCAACCTGTGATCGCATATCATCACCAATCAATGGTAAACCAGCATCAATAAACTTCTGCTCCCAAACAGGATCCGAAGCAATAAACACAGGTATACAATTAAGGAAAGCAACATTAGCATCAATACATGCTTGAGCATAGAACTCAGTTGCTTCCTGAGAACCAACAGGCATGTAATTTAACAGGATGTCTGCTTTAGTTTCTTTTAGCACTTCTACAATATCGACTGGATCCTCGTTCGAAAGACGGAAACCATACTTCTCAGGTTGTGTATCCATATAGTCAGAAACACCATCTAGAACAGGAGCCATCTGAACGATAGGACCATCAGGCACATCTTCACAGAAGACACGAGCACAGTTAGGTTTAGCAAAGATTGCTTCACCAATAGGACGACCAACCTTGCGTCGATCAACATCAAATGCTGCTACAATTTGAATATCAGCAGGGTGATACCCACCGATACGAGCAAACATTACACCTGGAATTGAACCACCATTAGCATCTTCATCATGGTCTTTATAGTATTCTAGACCTTGATACAACGACGAACAGCAGTTCCCCACGCCAGCAATGGCGACTTTTATTTTTTTTGACATTATAGTTCCTCCTTTATGTCAGTTTATTAACGAGACAATCCTTGTTTGGAGTAGTAGGTCTCGGCATGGTATACATGCTTTCTTTAAGTAGAAACACTAGAATGATATGACCAATTTACATTTGGGTCAGACCATGCTATATGATTCTTATCTTTAAATTTTAAGTATCTTACAGGGTTGTATTTATTAATTAGTTCCATTTGCCTGTCTTCATTGAACTTTGTTGCCCATTCATCTTTTATAAGTTGAACTGATGGGGACACATGTTTTGGTAGACCAAGAACTTTATGAGCATCTGGTTCATCATTATAGAGATGATGAGTATTCAGGTTCATACCAAAATCTGTTAACACT